GCGTCCGAAGGGCACCAACGGCGAGGACGACTTCACGATCCATCGCTCGATGTGCCCGGGCGCGCTGAACTTCGCTTATCAGGTCGATAACGAGCGCATCTACAACTCGGTCTTCAAGGGCTTCGTCCGTGAGGACGGCTCGCTCTTCACGGTCGGGAACGCAGCCGCGGTCTGATCCATCCTGCCTTTCGGCAGCATCTCCCCGGCCGGCGCTTGACCCCAGGCGTCGGCCATTTTTCTACCAACCAGGAAAACACCTACCATGACCAAGGTCATCAACATCGCCGACCTGCGCAAGGCTCCCCTCGTGACCATCGTCGACGAGGACGGCACGCGCCACGACATGGTCACGTCCAGCGTCGAGACCTTCCTCGCCAACGTCGAGGCCATCGAGAGCCTGGATCTGAACGCCGGTCCCCGCAAGGAGCTCGACGTCATCATCGGCATCGTGCTGCGCGGCTTCCCGTCGCTGACCGAGAAGACGCTGCGCAAGTGGCCCGTCGAGGTCATCCAGAACCTCTCCGATGTCGTTCGCGGCGTCGGTGGTGAAGTTGCCACGACCGACAAGGCGGCTGCTGACGAGGCTGCGGCCTCGGGAAACGCCCCCAAGGCGAACTGACGTCCGTCGACTTCGGATTTCTGTTCGCCAGGAGCATGGCGGAATACTCCATGAGCTTTGACGAGCTCATGGCGCTTCCGATCAAGAGGTTCTGGTTCCTGGCCAACCAGGTCGACCGGATCCGGGCAGAGCGGGATCTGCGCCAGCTGCAAATGCTCGGCTCAGCAACCAGCCTCGAAGCCTACAAGATGGCCAATGAGCACCTGAACGGTCAGGTCGGCCAGGTCTACGTCTGGGCTCCGGTGGCGCCTGGGGAAATCAAGATCAACCCGGATACCGGCCTCGACGCCGAGTTCGATCGGGCGGGTCTGGACATGCTGAAGGCTAAATACGGCCGGCAGAATAAGTAAGTGCTTACTTAAGGGATTGGCAGTGACGCAGATTAGGGTCGAACTCCAGCTTGCAGACGGCTCGTTCACTTCGGGCATGCTGCGTGCTGGCCAGACCATGGCTGGCTTCGAGCGCCAGCTTGTCGCTGCCAATCCCCGCCTCGCCCAGTTCGCTCAGAACGGGCAGTCCGTCATCCGGACGATGAACAACATGGAAGGCAGCTCCAAGAGCTTCCTGTCCACGATGCGCGACCTGTCGATCGTCACCGGCCTGGTGTCGATGGGCCTGTCTGCGGCCACCCGTGTCGCCAATGGCTGGGTCGGCGAGATCGTCAAGGTCAACGCCGAGATGGAGCGCATGCGCTTCCAGATGCAGGCGATGTCGACGGCCTCGGATCCGATCAAGGACGCCGGCAACAACGTCCGCTATCTGCGCGAGCAGGCGACGCAGATGCCCTTTTCGCTCCAGGCGATCCAGGGCGCCTTCACCAAGCTCAAGGCCACCGGCATCGATCCGACGCAAGGGTCGCTGAAGGCGATCGCCGACGGCATCGCAGCCTTCGGTGGCACCGACGATCAGCTCCAGCGCGTCACCGTCGCTCTGACCCAGATGTCCGGTAAGTCGGTCATCCAGATGGAAGAGCTTCGCCAGCAGCTGGGCGAGCACATGCCTTCGGCCATGCAGGTCATGGCCCGTTCGATGGGCGTCTCGGTCGCCGAGCTGACCAAGGCCATCTCGACCGGCACTGTCTCCGCGCGCGGCAACCTCGAGCGCTTCTACGCCGAGCTCGAGCGCTCCTACGGCGGCTCCGCGCAGCGCATGATGCAGACCTTCTCGGGTCAGGTCGCGCTGCTCAAGACGAGCCTGCAGAACCTCGCAACCGACACGGCCGGCAATGCCTTCTTCGAGAAGGTGAAGTCGCAGCTCGGCGACATCAACGCCTTCCTCGGCTCCGACCTGGCCAAGGGCATCGCGACGTCGATCGGCAATGCTCTCGGCTCGGCCGTCGGCTACATCCGCAACGCGGTCGAGGCGATCTGGAACTTCCGCAACCAGCTCATGGATCTGGCGATCATCGCCGGCTCCGGCGCTGGTCTCATGCTGTTTGGCAAGGCCGTCACCGGCGTCGCCAGCTCTGTGCTTGCGGCCACCGTCAGCATGCGGGCCATGTTCCTGGCCATCTCGACGGGTCGTCGCGACATTGCACTGGGTCTGAGCGGGCTCACGGCCATGTCTACGGCCACGACGGGCCTGGGCGTCGCTGCGATCGGCGCTCGCACGGCTCTCTCGGGCATCGCGGTGGGACTGGCCGGCGCAGCCCCGATCCTGACGGTCCTGGTCGGCGCGCTCTACCTGGTCGCGGACGGTTTCGGCCTGCTCTCGAACAAGACCAAGGAGGCCTACGACGAGCTGGTCAAATACGGCGCCGAGAGCCGCAAGCAGGCGCGCGAGACCATCGGCGCCCGTGAGCGGCAGCTGCGCGACCGGATCAGTCAGCTCGAGGCTCTCGGCGCCTATGGCGATCGTCGCGGCAGCACGGGCGGCAAGAGCCTGGAAGTCGCGCGCAAGGAGCTGGCCGACCTCGAGTCGCGCAAGGCCGAGCTCATCGCCGGCGCCGGCGAGCGTGAGGATCAGAACGCCCTGGCGAAGGTCCGGCAGCGTCTGGACGACACGCTCGCGCTGGAGCGCAGCAAGTATGCCAAGTCGCAGAACGACCAGCAGGTCGCCAACGAAAAGGAGCTTGCGACCGCCGAGGAGACCGGCAAGTCGCGCAAGCGCCTCGAGGAGGAGAATCGCGCGGTCCTGCTGAAGAACCAGCTCGACTTCTACGGCACCCAGCTGCGGATCATCAAAGAGGAAGAGGCCAAGCTCCTCCAGGAGTTCGCCAACGCCGACGAGGACAAAAAGCTCCAGATCGCCAAGACGCTCAACTACGTCACCGAGCGCTCCCAGGCGGCCGCGGAGGAGCTGGCGCGCGCGCAGAAGAACGGTGGCAACTTCGGCATCGACACGCTGACCGCGCCCAAGAGCGACAAGGAGAAGATCGAGGACGCCAAGCGCGACCTGCAGAGCCTGCAGACCGAGGTCTCCGGGCTCGAGGCGGCCTTCAACGGCGGCAGCAGCGCGCTCGCCCAGCTGCAGTTCAAGCTGGCGCGCGGCGACTACGGCTCGATCACCGACGCTGGCGAGGCGACCAAGAAGCTCTACGAGGGCCTGCTCGCGGCGACGCAGCAGAAGGAGGCGCTCGACAAGCTCCTGAAGGGCAAGCAGAAGCTCGAGGCGGATGTTGAGCGCAACCGGCTCAAGATCCTCGAAGAGCAGATGGAGCTCGAGGAGCGCCGGGCCGGGCGCCAGCTCACCGAGGCCGAGAAGATCAAGCTCCGCAAGGACAACGGCTTCTATGACGGCTTCGGCACGACCGACAAGGCCAAGGCCGAGGTCGAGAAGCTGACGAGCGCGCTGGGCGACCAGGGCGTGCAGCTGACCAATGTCGGCAACATCGCCAAGCAGCAGACCTTCGGCGAGGAGACGGTGCGCCGGATCCAGACCGTCATTGACGCCATGCGGACGCTGGCGGGTGCGGTCTCGCAGGTCGGCACGAACCTGGCCGGCGTGAACTTCGGCAACTTCGGCGGGGATCTCGCGACTGCGATCTCGGGCGGCATCACCCCGGTCATGCAGAACCTGCCGGCCGACGTCACCGCCCGCATGAAGCAGGCGATGGAACACCTGATGTCGAAGGGCTGGAGCCGCGAGGCTGCGTCCGGCATCGTGGGCAACCTGCATGGCGAGAGCCGTCTGAACCCGAACGCGCGCGCCAAGGGCGACGGCCGTGACGGCTCGGATTCGATCGGCATCGGTCAGTGGAACTCTGATCGCGCGCGCAACCTGATGGCCTTCGCAGGTCGCCAGGGCAAGAACTGGAACGACTTCACCACTCAGCTCGACTTTATCGACTGGGAGCTGCGCAACACCGAGGGCAAGGCCGGTAGCCGTCTGCGGATGGCCCCGAACTCGGCCGTCGCCTCTGACGTGTTCATGCGCGAGTATGAGCGCCCGTCGGCTGCCAGCATCGCCAAGAGCGGTGGCGCGCGCGCGGGCGCCGCCCAGCAGGCCTACAACCTCGTCGACGGTCGTCCGGGTCCGGTTCCGGCTGCTGCGCCCACGACCGGCTCTGCCGCCCTCCAGCTGCTGCCCCTGCCGGAGCTGCGTGAGACGGTCACGCTGAAGAAGGAGCTCGCCAAGACCGACAAGAGCATCGAGGAGACGCTCAAGGGTCAAAACGAGCAGGAGAAGAAGCTTCAGGTCGACAGGGCCGCGCTCGACCGCATCGACGCCGAGAAGAAGCTCCAGGCCGAGATCAAGGCCACGGCCGAGACGCGCAAGCGTGCCGGCAAGGAGAACCCGGCCGGCGTCCAGGGCGCGAACTATGAGAAGGTCGTCGCCGACATCGGCGCGGGCAAGTATGGCGCCGAGACGAACGCGAAGGCGGCCGAATACAAGAACCTGATCGACCTCGCGATGCAGCTCGACGGCATCGAGAAGGAGACCGGCGAGACCAAGAAGCTCACGACCCAGACGGATCGCGAGAAGAAGAAGCTCGACGAGGAGCGCGTCGAGCTCAATCGCCGCATCGCCGAGCAGCAGAAGAAGGCTGCCGACCCGAACTACAAGCCCGACAGCTCTGCCCTGCAGCAGCTGCGGACGGATCTCGACGCCTATACGGCGCGCATCAAGGAGCTCTACGGCGCCGACAGCGAGGCATACCGGCAGTCGCTCGCCTACAAGTCGTCCATGCTCCAGCAGCAGGGCACGCTCGATCTGTCGACCCAGATGGCGAAGTTCGCCGAGGAGCGCGTCGCCAACGAGAACTCGCTGCTGACGCAGACCGAGATCCGTCGCCGCGAGGCTGAGAAGCAGATCGCCATCATCGACGGCGCGATCCAGAAGGCGCGCGAGAACGGCACGCTCGAGGTCGGCATGGTCGAGCAGGCCGAGCAGGCCAAGGCAGCGATCCGGGCAAAGTATGCCCAGGAAAGCTCGCCGATGAGCAAGCAGTTCAAGGAGTGGGGCGATCTGCAGGGCAACCTGTCGAAGCAGTCCGCTCAGTGGATGGACAGCCTGGCCGACGGCCTGACCGGCGTCATCATGGGCACGACGGATCTGAAGACGGCTGCCAAGCAGCTGATCTCCGGCATCCTGAAGGACATCATCAACTCGGGCATCAAGAAGATGATGGCCGACATGATGGGCGCCAAGAACGGCGCCGGCGCGGGCGGTGGCAAGAAGGGCGGTGTCGCCGGTGCCGCGCGCACGGCTGCGTCTGCCGGCTCGAAGAAGATGGGCGGCACGGGTGGCCTCTACCACACGGGCGGCATCATCGGTGGCACGCCGCCCATGACGCGCGGCGGGATCTCGCCGTCGGTGTTCGCCGGCGCGCGCAAGTTCCACACGGGCGGCCTGATCACCGGCCGCAACCTGCCGGGCCTGATGCCGTCCGAGGTGCCGATCATCGCCCAGAAGGGCGAGGGCGTCTTCACGCCTGAGCAGATGGCCAATATGGGCGGCTTCGCGCAGTCGAACTTCCAGATCAACGCGCCGATCACCGTCAATGGCTCGTCCGGCACGCCTGAGCAGAACGACGACCTGGCCCGCAAGATGGCCAAGGAGATGGAGACCTCGATGCGCTCGATCGTCGCCGACGAATACCGGCGCCAGAGCCGGCCCGGAAACTTCGCCAACACGAGGAGCCGCTGATGCCCCTTCCGACCTTCGTTCCGCCGATCGGTCCCTCCGTCGGCACCTCGCACGCGCCGCAGGTCAACCTCTACGAGGCTGACTTCGGCGACGGCTATTCGCAGCCGACGCCCAAGGGCATCAACCACATCCGCAGGACCGTCTCGCTGAAATGGGACGGCCTGACGCCCGAGCAGGCCGACGAGATCGAGGACTTCTTCATGCGGATGGAGGGCAACAAGCCCTTCTACTATGCCGCCTACGGCTCGCGCGGCCCGGTGAAGTGGACCTGCAAGGAATGGACGCGGCCGCAGGGCCCGGGCATCTGGACCTTCACGGCCGAGCTCGTCCAATCCTTCACCAATGCCACTTGAGGCTTGATAATAAGTAAGCGTTTACTTACTATGGATGGACAGGAGCCCTTATCCCTTGTCCATCCAGACCGAAGCCCAAAGCCTTTCGCCGTCCGCGATCATCTCGCTGTTCACGATCGACACCTCGTCGGTGGGCGGGCCGCTGCTCTATTTCGTTCAGGGCGCCGACGGGAACCAGGTCGTCAAGTTCAACGGGCTCGACTACCAGCCGGTCGACGTCGAGTTCTCGGGTCTGGAAACCACCGGCTCCGGCGCGCTTCCGACGCCCAAGATCCGCATCTCGAACGTCGATGGCCTGGCTCAGGCGATCGTCTCCACCTGGGGCGAGCTGCTGGGCTGCACGCTCTATCGCGTTCGCACCTTCAAGCGCTTCCTCGACGGCCAGCCCGAGGCTGACCCGACGGCCTATTACGGCCCCGACATCTTCCGCTTCGAGCGTCGCACCTCGGAAAATGCGGTCTACATCGAGTGGGAGCTGTCGGCCTCGATCGACCAGGAAGGCAAGATGCTGCCCGGTCGGCAGGTCATTCGTCAGACCTGCCTGTGGCGCTACCGGATCTTCACGCCCGGCTCCGGCTACGACTACTCGAAGGCCCAGTGCCCCTACACGGGCAATCAGTATTTCGACCGCAACGACCAGCCCGTCTCGGATCCGTCCAAGGATTACCCGAGCCGGCGTCTGAGCTGCTGCCGCGCGCGCTTCGGCCGCGGCAATCCGCTGCCCTTTGGCGGCTTTCCCGGTGTCCAGAGGGTCTCGGTGTGATCGCAAGCCTCGCCAAGGCGTTCGCGGACGCCAAGCTCCACGCGCGCGATGAGTTCCCCAAGGAGAGCTGCGGCCTGATCGTGGGCAACAGCTACATCCGCTGCGAGAACATCCGGCTGCCGATCGAGATGCACGAGGAGGGCAACGCGGAATGCGGCTGCCAGCTCTGCTCCTTTGAGATCGACCCGGCCGTCTTCGCGCGCCACGAGGACGTGCAGATGGTGATCCATTCGCATCCGAATGGCCCCTTCTATCCGTCCAAGGCCGACATGGAAGGCCAGCTCCTGGCCGACGTGCCCTATGGCATCATCGCGCTCGACGCCGAGCGTATCTCTGAAGAGATGGTCATGTGGGGCGACGCCCTGCCGATCGCGCCGGTCGTCGGCCGCACCTTCATGCACGGCGTCCACGACTGCTTCAGCCTGATCCGCGACACCTTCCGGCTCGGCAAGGACGCGCTCCTGGAGCAGGGCATCAAGGACTGGCCCTACGAGCCCATCACCTTCCCGATCTCGCCGCGCGAGGACGGCTGGTGGAACGGCGAGGCCGATCTCTACGACGCCAACTGGGCCAAGCACGGCTTCGTGCAGATCGACTCCACCGAGGCCAAGCCCGGCGACGTCTTCCTGATGAAGATCAAGAGCGACAAGCACAACCACGGCGGGGTGCTGATCGGCGAGAGCCTGATCATGCACCACCTGCCGCTGCGCCTGTCGCGCCGTGAGCCGGCCGGCATCTGGGGCCGTCAGGCCACGCGCTGGATCCGCTACAAGGGTCCGGTCGATGCGTAAGGTTCATCTGCACGGCGCGCTCGGCAAGAAATACGGCAAGGTCTTCGAGCTCGAGGTCCGCACGGCCGGCGAGGCCATTCGCGCGCTCGCAGCCAACTTCCCGAAGTTCCTGAAGGACATTCGCGCGGGCTCCTGGCACGTCGTGCGCGGCGAGAAGGTCGATAAGGGCCTCGATCTCGGCCGCGACGACATCTCTGGCTTCAATCTCGGCAAGGGCGACCTGCACATCGTTCCGGTCGTCGCCGGCTCCAAGCGGGCAGGACTGCTCAAGGTCGTGCTCGGCGCCGTTCTGATCGGCGCTGCCTTCGTGCTCACGGCCGGCGCGGCCGCGGGTCTCGCTGCACCGATCCTGGGCGGCGGTGGCCTGCTGGGCGGCATCACCGGCACCAACCTCGCACTTTTCGGCGCAGCAATGGCGCTCGCCGGCGTCTCTTCGCTGCTGACGCCCGAGGAGAAGAAGAAGGAAGACAGCGACGACTCGTCCTTCACCATGACCGGCCCGGGCAACACGGCAGATCAGGGTGTGCCGGTTCCGCTCGTCTACGGCGAGGTGATCACGGGCGGCGTGATGGTTTCGGGCGGTTATGACGTCGAACGCATTGCCGTGACCGGCAATGGCGGTGGCTCCGTCGGCAGCGGAGGCAAGAAGTGATCAATTTCGACGCAACGACTGTGGCGCCGGTTCACGCCGGCCTGAAGCCGATCCGTGGTCGCGGTGGCGCAGGTGGTGGCAAGGGCGGTGGAAGCTCGCCCGTCACCGACGCCAACACCATGCGCTCGAAGGCCAAGGCGCGGCTCGTCGAGGCGATCTCGGAAGGTCCGATCTATGGGCTCGTCGATGGCGAGCGCTCGATCTATTTCGACCAGACCCCGCTGCTCAACGCCGACGGCACCTACAACTTCAAGGGCGTCGTTCACACCTTCCACAAAGGCTACGCCGACGAGGGCTATTTCAACGGCCATTCGGCGGTTGAGACCCCGGTGTCCGTCGAGACCCAGGTCAAGGCTGCGACCGGCCCGGTCCAGCGCACCATCGTCGACGAGAACGCCGACGCCGTTCGCGTCATCGTTCGTATCCCTGCGCTCGTCAGCGCCGACGACAAGGGAAATATGCGCGCGACCAACCTCACCTATGTGGTCGAGGTGCGCGCCTATAACGGCCAGTGGCAGGTCGCCGTCACCAACAACCTCGAGAACGAGAAGGCGCTCTCGCCCTTCCAGATCTCGCACCGCGTCGAGCTGCCTTACCAGGGCTCACCCTGGGACGTGCGCGTGCGCCGCCTGACGCCCGATTCCGCTGACGACAAGCTCCAGAACGACCTCTACTGGGAGGGCTACGTCGTCCTCGTCGAGGGCAAGTTCATCTATCCGCACACGGCCGCCTGGGCCGCGGAGATGGATGCCGAGCAGATGGGCTCGAACATCCCGCCGCGCAGCTACCATGTGCGCGGTCTGCTGGTGAACGTGCCGTCGAACTATGACCCGTTCACCCGCAGCTACACCGGCATCTGGAACGGCACCTTCAAGATCGCCTGGACCAACAATCCGGCGTGGATCTTCTACGATCTGCTGATCAACGACCGCTACGGGCTGGGCGAGTTCATTGCGCCGGAAATCGTCGACAAGTGGTCGC